AAAACCAACAATGATTCCAGGTATAGTAAAACTTGTTGGTAAAGAGTACGAAGTTCCCAAAGGAAGTATGAAAACTGCTAAAGCAGAACGCAGTAAAACTGAATCTCGTATTAAAAATACTGAGAAAAGGGCAGAGAAAAAACGTCAGCCTAAAAAGTTGTACTAATGATTAACAAAATTGTTAAGGGTTTCCAAAACAATTCTGGTGTGCGTATCCCTATCACTCTTCCTAAACCGCAAGGTGCAGATAGTGGTGGTGGGGGTCCACGTCCTACCCTTCCAGGTATGGAACAACTTAGAGGTAAATCACAGGCTCAAAATGAACGTACCGATTTAGCAAAAGGTCGTGTTGAAAACTTTAGAAAGAACCTTGATAAGGCTAATGTCAGAGTTAATGATATTAAAAAATCTGGTGGTTCTAAAAGTGAATTGGCTAAAGCACAAAATGATGCTGCCAAAATAAGACAGCAATGGAAAGAATCAAAAAGAAGTCTTGATGCAGTTCAAAAAAATAAAATGTCTTGGGGTAAAAAGGAATACAAATGAAAGATTCTAGATTAAAACGTGCAGGCGTTTCAGGTTTCAATAAACCTAAACGCACACCAAGTCATCCAACTAAATCACACGTTGTTGTGGCTAAGTCTGGTTCGCAAGTTAAAACTATTCGCTTTGGTCAACAAGGTGTTACAGGTGACAAGCAACCAACTGCACGTCAAAAATCTTTCAAAGCACGTCACGCAAAGAATATTGCTAAGGGCAAAATGAGTGCCGCTTATTGGGCAGACAAGGTGAAGTGGTGAAGAAGAAAGCGTTTTGGGATAAGAAGAACCCTAATAAAACTTCTAAGAAATTATCTCCAACACAAATTAAAAGTGCTAAGGCTCGTGCTAAGGCTGCTGGTAGACCGTACCCTAATTTGGTTGACAATGCCGCAGTGGCGAGAAAGAAATCTAAATGACAACATTCAGTGAGTTAGCAGAAGAAGTCCTTATCAATCTTGAGGGTTTCACTATGCGTCAAGACCGTACCACATATTTAACTGCTGCTATTGATGATAATGATTTAACTCTTGCTCTTGCATCAGGTGACAATATTGGTAAAGGTATTCTTGAAATTGATGATGAACTTTTACATATTGACTCTGTTGACCGTTCTGACCGTTCTGCTGTCATCTCACCTTTTGGTAGAGGTTATCGTGGTACTACTGCTGCAGCACACACTATAAATACTAAAGTTACTTTTGCACCAACTTTTCCACGCATCTCTATTAAGAGAGCAATCAATGATACTCTTCGTGCTATTTACCCTAATGTTTACGGTGTAGCAAGTACTACTTTTACTTTTAACGCTTCACAAAATACTTATCAATTACCTGCTGCTGCTGAAACAATACTAGCAGTTTCTTGGGATTCTATTGGTCCTTCAGGTGAATGGCTTCCAATCAAACGTTGGAGACACGACCCTATGGCTGCAACAGCAGACTTTGCTAATGGTAACACTATTACTTTAAATGAACCAATTCTTCCTGGTCGTACTGTTCAGGTTGTTTATACTAAAACTCCTACAGCGTTGTCAGCCGATGCTGATGTTTTTACAACTGTTACTGGTCTTGAGGAATCCAGTCGTGATTTAGTTGTTTATGGTGCTTCGTATCGTATGGCATCTTTCCTTGACCCTGGTCGTTTAACGTTTACTTCTCCTGAAGCAGATGCTAATGACCAGACACGTCCGTTTGGTTCTGGTACTTCTACTGCAAAGTATTTGCAGAATTTGTATCAGCAACGTTTATTAGAAGAATCTAACCGTCTAAATGGTAAATATCCAGTAAGGGTGCATTATGTCTAGAAAGTATTCCAGCGTCTCTCTCGAGACAGAAGTTGTTGGTTCTTTAACCACCGTTGCCACAACTATCACTGTTACTAACGCAACAAATCTACTTGGTGGTGTTAACCCCGCATCTATCAACGCAACCGATAATTTTATTGTTGTGCTTGACCCTGAAACATCTTCTGAGGAAATTGTTAAAGTAACAGGTGTTTCTTCTAACACTTTGACTGTTACTCGCGGTCACGATGGTTCTACTGCTAAGACACATACGTCTGGTGCTAAGGCACGCCATATGGGTATTGCTGAGGATTTGCGTGATGCTGCTTCTCACGTTGAGGCTACTGCTGCTCACGGTGCTACTGGTGCTGTGGTTGGTACTACTAACACACAAACTTTAACTAACAAAACTATTAGTGCTGCAAGTAATACTATTAGTGAGATTGCTAATGCTAACATTGCTGCTGCTGCAGCGATTGCTGATACTAAGTTAGCAACTATTTCTACAGCAAGTAAGGTTCAAAATTCTGCTACTACTGCTACTGCTTCTAACTCTGGTTCAGCGATTGTTTCTCGTGATGCTTCAGGTAACTTTGCTGCAACAACTATTACTGCTGCTTTAACAGGTAACGTTACTGGTAATGCTTCTACTGCAACAACTCTTGCTACTGCTAGAGATTTTCAAATCCTTGGTGATGTTGAGGCTTCTGCTGTTTCTTTTAACGGTTCAGGCAATGTTAACTTAACAACTTCTATTGCTGCTGGTGTGATTGTTAACGCTGATGTTAACGCATCTGCTGCTATTGCTGCAAGCAAGATTGCTGGTACAGCGATTACTGCTGCAGATACTGGCACTGTTACTAACACAATGTTGGCTGGTTCTATTGCCAACACCAAGTTAGCAACTGACCCTTTGGCTCGTGCTAACCACACTGGTACACAACTAGCATCAACTGTTTCTAACTTTGACACACAGGTTCGTACTTCTAAAGTAACCGATTTGGCTGTGCCAACTGGTTCGTTCTCAATGAACTCACAAAAGATTACCGACCTTGCCACACCAACATTATCTACTGATGCTTCTACTAAAGCATATGTTGATACTTCTATCACTAACCTTATTGCTGGTGCACCTGGTACTTTGGATACTTTGGATGAGATTGCTGCAGCACTTGCTGATACAGCAAACTTCTCTGACACTGTTGTTCTGAAGTCTGGTTCCACAATGTCTGGTGCTTTGGCTATGGGTACTAATAAGATTACTGGTCTTGGTACACCAACTGTTTCAACTGATGCTGCAACCAAGAACTATGTTGATACTGTTGTTATTGCACCAACTAACTTAACTGGTGTTATTACTTCTAGTGGTGCTGCAACTTCTATTGCTTCACAGACTGGTACTGGTTCAACATTTGTTGTACAAAACACACCAACTTTAACCACACCTGTTTTGGGTGTTGCTACAGCAACATCTATTAACGGTACAACTATTCCAAGTTCTGCGACCTTGGTTAAAACTGCTGACACTACTTTGTTGGTTCCAACCCAGACAGGTCAGTCAGGAAAGTATTTGACCACTAACGGTACAGCGTCTTCTTGGGCTGTTGTGTCTTCTGGTTCAGCAACTTATTATCAAACTTCAGCCCCAACTGCTACTGCTGTTGGTGAGTTGTGGGTTGATTCTGATGCAACAGCATCAGTTTTAAATACTAACGATTTTGTTCAAAAGACAGAAATATATTCGGAATCGATTCATCCGTTCGTGATGATGGGAGCATAAGGAAAAACAATGGCAATCACATATAAGGTGTTAGCACAGTCTGCACCATCAGCAACAACCAACACTGATGTTTATACTGTTGGGTCAGGTAAGCAAACAACTATTTCTACTATCACAGTGTGTAACCGTTCGACAACTGCAGCAACGTACCGTATTGCTGTTCGTCCTAACGCTGCAACTTTGGCTAATGAGCATTACATTGCATATGATGCACCTATTGGTCCTAACGATTCTGTTACTTGGACTATTGGTATGACTGTTGATGCAGCAGATGTTGTAACAGTTTATGCTTCTACAGCAAACTTGTCTGTTAATATCTTCGGAGCGGAGATTGCATAATGGGAGTTAAATCAGCATCGGCTTGTGGTTTGTCTAGTGGTTTAAAACCTGGTTTGGTTTTATTGTACAGTGCTGACCTGTCAGGAACAACATCTTTAAATATTGATTCAATTTTTAGTGCAATATACAGAACATATAAGTTAATTTTGGTAGGAAAAATAAGTACTTCTGATGCTGATGTTAGTATTAAATTTAGAAAAGCAGGAGTAACTACTACTGATACAAATTATAATAGACAATATCTTCACGCATCAGGTGGAACCCCTACTTCTGGTTTATTAACTGGTCAATCTTTTGCAAGGTTAGGTAATCTTGGAACAACTCAATCTGGTTTAGAAGCAATGATTTATTCACCATTTTTGTCAGAATCAACTGCAACATATGGTCAGGCTGCAACTTCAACTACTACAGCAAATGTTAGAATTGAAGCATTTACTCACACAACAGCAGAATCATATGATGGTATACAAATTGCACCAACATCAAATTCTATTACTGGTCGTCTAACAATTTACGGAGTGAATCAATAATGGCTAAACAAGCGTACGTGTATTCTGGAACCAACTGGGTTCCGTTGGCTTCTGAGGTTACTAACCTTACTGGTTATCAGACTAAGGCATTGAACCAGTTTGCTCACAGGAATTTTATTATTAATGGTGATATGAGTATTGCCCAACGTGGTACTTCAACTGCTTCTATTACCACTGCTGGTTATTACACAGCAGACAGATGGGGTCTTGATATAACTACTTTAGGCACTTGGACTATGAGTGTTGAAAATGATGCACCTACAGGTTCAGGTTTTAGAAACTCTGCAAAAGTTAATTGTACAACTGCTGACGCTTCACCTGCTGCTGGAGATTCTTTTCTATTTCAACAAATAATAGAAGGTCAAAATCTTCAACACATTAAAAAAGGAACTGCTAATGCTGAGCAACTAACAGTATCTTTTTGGGTTAAAGCAAATGTTACTGGTACTTATATTGCATTTTTACAAGATACTGATAATACTCGTTCAGTATCTAAAACTTATACTATTAATGCTTCAGCAACTTGGGAATATAAAACTATTACTTTCCCTGCTGATACTACTGGTGCTTTTGATAACGATAATGGTGGAAGTTTATATTTAAGATTTGTTTTAGGTGCTGGTAGTAACTGGACAAGTGGAACAAGAAATGAAACTTGGGCTTCTTTAACTCTTGCTAATTTGGCTGCTGGTCAAACTGTTAACCTTGCTTCAGCAACCAGCAACTACTGGCAGATTACTGGTGTTCAACTTGAGGTTGGTGATACTGCTACACCTTTTGAGTTTAAACCTTTTGCCAAAGATTTAGAAGAATGCCGCAGATATTATGAAAACTCTTGGTACCCAGGTGCAACTCAAGTTAATTCAGCAACTGCTATCACAGTAAGTACTACTGGTTATTTAACAATAGAACCAAAAGTTTCTAAAAGAACTGATATTACTAATTCAAATACAACTATCTATAATGGTACTACTGCAAATCAGATAAGAAATATGGCTAACAATGCAACAGTAAATATATCACCAGATGGTACCGCTATCAATGGTTCAAGTACAAACATTGTTTCTTTTTATGACTTGAGTCCTTTTGCTGCTAATACTCATTACGATTTTAACTGGATTATGAATACGGAGTTATGATGAATTATAGTAAAATAATTATAGAAGACCAAGAACATATTTTATGTCACAGAGATAATGGTACAACGTTTGCTTTTATAAATGTTGAATCTAATGATATTTCTGAAAGAGAAACATACCTTGCTTGGGTTGCTGAAGGCAACGAAGCACCAGTTAGAGGAGCACAATAATGGCTGCAGTACCAATATACGTATGGAACGGTTCCGCCTGGCAAGAAACAGGACCAACCATCCCAGCAAACCCAATCAAATACCAAACCACAGCCCCATCCAGCCCCTCCACAGGGGACATTTGGGTTGACTCTGATGGTGATGTGACCACAGGTTCACAACAGTTCCAACGTTTCCGTTTTGTGGCTTCTGGTGGTGAAACAACTATTTCTGGTGCTGATGCTAATGGTGCTGTTTTGGCTTACACAGCAGGTTTGGAGCAGGTTGTTTTGAATGGTGCTGTGCTTGTTCGTGGTTACGATTATTTGGCTACTACTGGTACCACTATTACAGGTTTAAGTCCTGCACTTGTTGCTTCTGATGTGTTGGAAGTGTTTTCTTTTATTGCTTTTACTGTTGCTAATACTTATACACAGGCACAGGTTGATGGGTTGTTAACTTCTTATATTGGTTTAAGATTGATTACTCCAACTTCTGCTGACAATGGTACTGTTGGTGCAACTGGTGCTGTTACTTTTTCTGGTGTATCTTCTGTTTCTTTAAATGGTTGCTTTAGTTCTGCTTATGATAATTATAGAATTGTAAGTACTATAACAAGTAGTTCAGCAAATGATACTGTTTATTTAAGATTAAGAGCATCTGGAACTGATGATACTTCTGGTAACTATAATAGAACTTTAGTTGAATCAAACAGTGGTGGTGTTACTAACAGGTATGATTCTGGTGCAACAAGTTTAGATGCAACAGTAACACATAGCGCATCTGCTAATGGTGGTGGATTTTCTCTTGATTTAGAAAGACCTTTTTTGACACAATGGACTATTGGTTTATTGAATTCAGCAGGTAGAAATTCTCTTGGTGGTTGGGTTGGTCGTGCTGGTGGGTTTACACATAGTGTTGCTACTTCTTATGATGGATTAACTATTTTTACTGGCTCAGGAACATTAACAGGCACTGTCCGTGTCTACGGTTACAAGAATTAAAGGAGAACAATAAATGACTAAGGCTCGTGATTTAGCAAACGGTGGTTTCGGTTTAGTTCTAATTAAACCTTCTACTGTTACAAATGGTACGGATAATGGTAAGGGTACTGTAAGTTTCAGTGCTCAAACAAGTGTGTCATTGAATGGTGTGTTTAATTCTACTTATGAATCTTATAGAATTATTGTAACTTTAACTGCTTCATCAGGTAATCCAACAATAACTTTTAGAGTTAGAAGTGGTGCATCAGATAAAACTGCTGCTGATTATTATTTTGCTGGATTTAATTCTTCACTTGGTGGTGGCACAATTGGTTCATACAGAGGAAATGGTACAACTTCTCTTACAATTGGCGATATTTTATCCAGTGCTGCAAATAGATATTTAACAGTAATAGATATTGCAAATCCATTTACTACAACGGCTACCAAAGCAAGTTATTCAGGTACTTACAGTAATGCTAGTGATACTTTTGGGTATGGTGTAGGAGCATTTATTAATGATTCACTTTCTTATGATGGATTTACCATAATCTCTTCAACAGGAACTTTTACAGGAAAAATTTCAGTTTACGGTTATAATAATTAAGATAAGGAACACCTAGTGGCTTTATCAAGCACAATCAGAACACTCCGTTCAAGAGACATCACAGACGCAATCCCATTCAACGTGGGACAACCATCTTATGTTTCTGACATTTGGACAAACACAACTGTTGCATACGATGTTGCAATCGGTGGTCTACCATTCTTCTACGGCATCTCAAATGAGAGACCTTATGAACGTCAGACTGCACCGTACAAGAAACAACAGTTTGATAACAGTAAAGAACCTGGTGAGCAAACACTTGAGGGTTGGTGGATTCGTTCCCAATCATCTTTTCATCGTGGTGCAGGAATAACTTTCTTTGACCCTTCTGCTGGTGAAGAAGTAGAATACCGTTTCAACACTTCACAAGGTGTTGATGTGTGGACCAAAGGACAAACAACTTTATTAAAGGACACAGTACAGGGTTTAAGTTCTGCTAATAACACAATCATAGTTGGTGCCAATGATGGCACGAACGATTGTCTTGTTGTTGCCGATGGTTCTGCTTTAAAGAAAATTACAATGGCAACTGATACTCCAACAGTTTCCACTTACACTCAAACAGGTACTGCTTCAGCGATACAGTCTTTGGCAACTAACGGTTCCAGATACTTTTTTGCAAACGGTACACACATTCATTACGGTAACATTGGTAGCACAACTTCTGACATTGAAACATACAACTGTTCAGTACCAGCAACAATTGGTTATGTTAAACAAAGACTTTTTGCTGGTGTGGCAAACGCTTTACACGAACTTGATGCAACTAAAACAACTGGTGGTCATACTTTACCAACAGCAATCTTTACACATTCAAACACTTCTTGGGTTTGGTCAGCAATATCCGAATCAGGTTCAGCAGTTTATGCTGCAGGATACGCACGTAACTCCTCAGCCATATACAAAATAACTGTTAAAGATGATGCAACACTTAACACCCCAACAGTGACAGCAGAACTACCTGTTGGTGAAAAAGTTTTATCCCTATTCTCATACTTGGGTTTCATTCTTATTGGCACCAACAAAGGTGCACGCATAGCACAACAGTCAGACACAGCAGGTAACCTTGTTTATGGTCCACTAATATTTGAAACCTCACAAGGTGTTAACGGTTTCACAGCCAAGGGCACATATGTTTGGTGTGCTTCCGCATCTAACGGTAACGCAGGTCTTGTTCGCATAGATTTGTCAACAGAGATTTCACCTTTAAGATATGCTTACGCCTCAGATTTGGAACAGTCATCTTCAACTGGCACAACTTTAAGTGTTGCTTTGATTGGTTCACGTTTGGCTTTCACTTCTAATGCTAGTGGTGTGTGGGTTGAGAAGAATGCAACCTATGTTACTTCAGGGTTTTTGCAAACAGGTTTCATTCGTTATGGAACATTGGAACCTAAGAACTTTAAACGTGTTCGTGCAAGAGGTATTTACACTAACGGTGGTTTGTTAATTTCACCTGTTGGTTCAGATGGAACAGTGTACGAAACAGCAATCTACAACTCTATCATTGGCACACCAGAGGTTAACATCATTAACCCACCTGGTTCACAAGAGTTTATTGCAATGAAATTTACTTTAAGTTTATACAAAGACCCAACAGATTTAACATCAACATTAGACACTACTGGTCCAACGTTTAAGGGTTACCAGATTCGTGCTCTACCTGCAACACCAAGACAGCACCTAATCCAACTACCTTTATATTGTTACGATGTTGAAACAGACAGATACAATGTGCAAGTTGGTTACGATGGTCGTTCTTGGGAACGTATACAGGCGTTAGAAGATTTGGAATCTACAGGTGATGAGGTTATCTTCCAGGATTTTACTACTGGTGAACAGATAACTGTTGTTATTGATTCTGTTGGTTTTCAAAGGGCAACACCACCTTCTGGGGGCTTCTCAGGTTTTGGTGGAAATCTTACAGTTATAGTTAGGGAAGTTGGATAAATGAAATTAAGTATTATTAAAGATGTAGTGTTTCGTTCTGCCGCATTGTTTTTAACAATGGCATTACCTGCTATCGGTGCTGGTGCTTTCGCTGGTGTTGAACCAGTTAACTCCGCAATCATTGCTGGTGCACTTGGTGTGTCAAAGGTTCTAACAGATTTAGCCAAAGCATTTTTGGAAGACGGCAAACTTACACAAGAAGAAGTAGATGGCGTGTTCAAACGTGCTACCAAGAAATCTGAAGGCGGCAAATAAGAATGGGTTTACCAATTAAAAACGGTAAAATTACCACACCTTATAACAAAAAAGGCAATATGTGGAAATCAGGTTTTCATACTGGTGTCGACTTTGCTGTCCCTGAAGGAACAGAAATCATTGCTGCTGTTGATGGAAAAATTTTAGCCAGTAACTGGGGCAAAGCCTACGGCACCCAACTGATTGTTGAATCTAAAGTTGATGGTAAAAAAGTGTGGATGATTTACGCTCACTTATCTAAACTATTAGTTAAGGTAGGAACAGATATTATTAAAGGACAAGCAATTGCTAAGTCTGGTAATACAGGTAATTCATCTGGTCCACATTTGCATTTTGAAGTTAGAGACAATGTTAGATGGTCTGCAGGTAAACCTGTTGACCCTAAGGATGTTTTAGCAGTTTAATTAAACTCAATGGAGGATAATTGAGAAGGTTTGTTTTAGTATTATTGATTGCAATTTTAACAACTTTAGTTGCTAACCCATCATATTCAGATGATGTGACAATCAATCTTGATTCTACAACACCTTATGTTGATATACCTGTAACTGTGGTTGAACCTGTTGACGCTGTCATCTCAACCACTACAGGTATTCGCAGTCCAGGGTACATTGATTCTTGGATTGAAGTTTGGCAAGGCTTAAATAAACTTCGTGCTGATGATGATGGTAATCATAGTTCTACTAACTGGTTAGCATCTATTATTCGTATGCCTTTAACTGCTGGTGAATACTTTATTCGTGCTACTTCTTTTAATTGGATGGCAAGTAACTACACACAGTTCCCTGTAGGTACTTACTTGCTATCTACTAATTTAACTGTAGCAATACCTTCACCAACACCATCAGGGTTAACCCCAACACCGACAGTGTCGCCAGAGCCAACGCCATCAGAAAGTGTGACTCCTTCACCTAGTCCAACCCCAACTCAGATTTCATCTTCGCCAACTCCTGAGCCAACACCTGAGCCTTCTTCTCCTTCTCCGTCACCGTCTGATATTCCGCAGCCATCAGAATCTCCAGAGGTTCCAGTTGGTCCAGTTCAAGAGCCAGACGAGCCAGACCTTGAACCTTTTGTAGAGTTAGTAGAGCCCTTTGAACTTCCGATTCCAGATGTTCCAGATACTTTAGAAGAAGTTGTTGATTCGTCATTTAACGATTTCCCTTCTTCTTATGAGAACGACTTGCCTTCTTTAGATGAGGAAGTTCTCGAGCCTCTCGACTTATCCTCCGAAGATGTTTTTTCCATTGACGAAATTCTATCTCTGCTTTCATTTCTTCCAGAATTTTCATTAGAGAACCTGCAAGAAACGTTCCAACAAATATCTGAAACCATAACTGTTGCATTTGAATCCGTTCCTGGCGGCGAACAAGTTCTTGCTGCTGCCGAGTTTGTAGGTGAGCAATTCACTGCTGCTGCAGAATTTGCTACCAATCTTGGTACCGAGTTTACACCTGAAGAAAGACAAGAAGCACAACAGGTGGTACTCGGTGCTGTAATCGTAACACAACTATCAACTGCTAGGAGAATAAAATGAAGAGTGTCTTAAAGTTTATCTTGAAACATCTTGATGCTTGGGCTGGTGAAGCATTCACCCTTGTTGGTTTAACTATTGCTTGGATAGTTTTACCACCAGGAGATACACGTAACGTTGTAGGTATCATTTGTCTTGGTGCTTTCGCTGTTTGGACCTTGTTTAAGGTAACCCTGAACACCGAATCAGAGGACAAATAAGGGCAAAATTAGACAGTTTAAGGCAGGATAGGTAGAGATACCTATACCTGCCTTTTTTTCCATTTCATTTTCAATTGATATTGACCGATAGGTGGAAGGTCATTGGTCATAACTATGACTTCGTGTCTGGTTTTATTAGCCCAAGTTGACCACGCTTTAGCCCAACTATCTGCACGTTTTTCCATAGGAAATTTGATAGCCCAGTCATCTCGCATAGCAATGTTGCTGGATTGATTATCATAAATGTAATCATTACTCCACCACATCTGTTATCTCCTTTTTAATAATAGGATAATCCCTATCATAGTATGGATGATGACCACCTAATCTGTTAATGATGGCATCAATAGCACGTGTTACACGCATACGTGCAGCCTTCTCGTTAGGTAGATTCAAAGCGTTAGATAAATCTTTAGAGTTACGATTACACATATGCCACACAATTAAAACATTCTGTTGTGTTGCTGGTATTCTATCAAAAGCGTAAGAAATATCTGCTTGCATTGCAAACAAATTATTACCCTCACTTGGTGCTCTTGATGTTCTATCGTAGTTAACATCGTGCATATTATCTGGTCTTGACCAGTCACCATTTATAATAGATGGTAATAGTTCTTCAACCATTTCACGACGATAATAAAACACATCATTAATCTCATACCCTGATGTTTTAGCCTTCTCGTACTGACAAAACTTTAACGCAGCATTATGTAAAGACTTAGCAAACAGTTTGTTTGCATACTTTTTATCGTCCATATAATACCATTCAATTATTTTGTTCGGATGTTCAGCAAACCATAACCAAAGTTCTTGAACAATATCATCTTTAGCAATCATAGGATATTGTCTGTGCTTTGATTCTGATATTTGTTTAACCATTGAACCATATTCTTTTATGTAATCTATTACCACTTATATTCTTTACCTTCCACAACAAATGAATTATTTGTCATTGGTACAGGTATCGGTGTTACTTTACCTTTATTTATATAGAGGATTCCGAAAGCACTTTGCCAGTTAGCACTTCCACCTTTAAGGTAAGTTGCTTGCTTTAAGTCCATCATATTTCCAACTTCAAAACCATAAAGACTTGAAGTTACTTTCCCATTAAACGAAGTATTAAAATGGAGGAGTCCGAGTTTATGTGTGTGTCCACAAAGTACACTCATACCAATCTTCTTTGCTAATGTCATTGCTGTACCACCAGCGTATGTACTGGTTGAACCTTCATCACCGTGACCCATTACCCAACCAGGTGCAAAGTTCCATAGTTTATTATGATAAGTAATATCTAAATCACGGTAGCCTAATAGTTTTTCATATTTCAAATCACGTAAAGATGAGAAGGCTGGCGCATACTTTTCAGTATAACGTTGTATCCTATCACCGTGATTACTTCTCATAAGATGAAAAGGTTTATCACCTACTGACTTACGAAACTTACTCATAATAGAAGTTGTTTCATCAAGGTCTCGTTGCAGATTAGAATGTTCTGCTGCATAACTTTTAGACCAACGTGCTGGGGCTAAACAATCAGCCTCATCACCAACACAAAAAAGTTCATCTGGTTGATAGTCTTTAACGAATTTGATTACAGCATTTATTGCAGATTTATTATGCAAAGGTATTTGCATATCCGATAAGACTACTATGCGTTTCATTCAACGCCTTCCCATTGTTTATCTAGCACCATCATTGCGATGATAGCATAGTTTGCTATATCCATAAACGAATCACGTAAAGATTCATTCTCTGGCGTGGCTCCAGTCTCAACAAGGTTGTTGATGCGAGCAAGTTTGTCAAACATTCTTACTCTTAATCCGTTTAATGGACCACCAGGTGAGTCAGATATATTCTTTGGACCGTAGTCTTTTTGTTTTTTAATCAACAGTTCTGCTAAACCATCTGTGTATACATAGGTTATTTCAGCAAATCTTACTTCGTTATACACTACGCTGCTACCTTTCCTCTGAACCAATCTGAACCTTGCTTAGTGAATAGACTATTAACATCTTCACCTTCTGGTATTGCAATAGGTATAACACCAGAAACTTTACGTGCGAGTTCTTTAGTGAACTCTTTACCTGCAGGGTCACCGTCAGCAAACACATAGATACGTTGGAAGTCAGCCAAGATTCTGTAATGATGTGACTTAATGTTCTTAACACCTGGCACACCTACTGCTGGGATACCAAGTTTAGTTAAAGTAATTGTGTCCACTTCACCTTCGCATACAGCAATCCAATCGGTTGCTTTGAACAATGCGTTAACGTTATACAGTCTTGTTTCAGAGCCAGGTAAACTTAAATACTTTGGTTCCTCGTGATTGATTGCACGAAAACGTAAATCAACAACACCTGCTGGTGTTATGTAAGGAATAGCAAGACGACCTTCATAAGCCTCGTGACCTACGAGTGGTTGGTGTACTACCCCCAGACGGAAATACTCTGCGTCTTGCAGAGATAGTCCCCTGTTGACTAGGTACCCTTCTGCCAAGTTTACTGCTTGTTGGTAATGTGATGTCGCTTGTTCCAGTAATCTCTTCTGCTCTTGATTTTGCTTCACGGAAATCAATCCCTTCTTGTATCATTATTATTTTGTATAAGTCACCAGATACTTCGCAAGCGAAACAGTTAAAAGCATTTACATCATTGTTAACTGTTGCTGATGCGTGTCTATCTGGGTGGAATGGGCAATTAATTTTTCTCCAACCACTTCCTGTTGGTACTTTTTTAGCACCGTAGTACGACAGGAGTCTAGAGATTGGAGAGACCATTAGTATCCTGCTTTCTTCAGTAACTCTATCAGAGTTTCAACTGGCATTGTTGCATACCAGTTACCAACATCACCTGTGCCACGACGTTTATGTATCACAGCACCTGTGTCTGCTTTAGCGTTCTTGATTTCAACTTCTAACTCTTTGGTCCAGCCTGCCAAGTCGAACGTTTTGTGGTTCTTGATTTCAAAACAAACCCCAGGTACGCCAGCAATGTCGCCCCTATCGTTTTTATCCCCTGCCAACCTGCGTTCTGCATACTTCCACCCTTTTTTCTGTAGGTATTTAACAACATCTCGTTCAGCCCCTGAGCCTTTGCGCTTACTTGGAGTACTCATACTCACCTATATTCGATTCGTTGTTACAAGTGCAATACCAAATAGATGAACAGATATAACATCTGCCATCTTCATTTCTCATAAACTTAAAAACAATCCAATAAATAATGTTGCAACAAAAAAGATTACACTTAACTTAAACAAGACAGGTTCAATCCAGTCTTGCCAAGGGTTAATAGTCTTATTCATTTTCTTGATTTTCCCAATCAACATAACATTTTTCACAGAGTAATATCCAGCCCTTGTACACAACACCAGCGTGCCGTTCTTTACAATTCATACAAGGACTGAATACAAATCCTTGGTCAGTATCAGTATCTATTATAACCCCTCTTTAGGGTCAGCCAAATACATATACTCTGGCGAGAAGGACAAGAATACTGCTTCGGTACCAGAAGCGTTTGCTTTACCATAACGATTCTTTACAGGTGCAACAGCCATAAAACCATTATCTGTTTGTGACATCGTACAAATAAGAGCAGGTAGTTGTGATACTTTACCTTGGATAGATGAACGAGGTGGGCAAGGCTTACCTTCAAATGCTTCACTTGTGTGATGCAATAGAAGTATCGCAGCGTTAGTATCTCGTGCAAGATATTTTATTTCTTTCATAACTGCACGCATACCTGACCATTCCTCACCACCACCATCAGTAATATCAATCAAGTTATCTAGCACTATCAAGTGTGGGTTCTCACCGTGCACTTCTTCAAACGCTAGAACTTCTTCATCAATATCATTGAGTGTTGGCGCAGCATCAAAAGCCCACTTGATATGGCTTGTCTTTGAGAGTTCTCTCTTAGCAAGTTCCATATCTTCTGTGATTATTCTTTCTGCTTCTTCTTGACTCTTACCTGTAATCATTGAGAACAGGCGCATACTCATTGTGTGTGCGCCTGTATCTGCTGAGATGTACAAAGTTGGAACTTTGGTTCTTAATGCAATGGCTAATGCAAGTGTTGACTTACCTGCACCAGGTGCACCAGCAAACATTGATACTTCGCTGCGTCTCAAAATAATTTTTGACACATCAAAAGTATTGAACACAGATGGTAATGGTTCCCCACCTGATTCTGTTTTACCAATTGTTCTAACTAATGTTCTCATCTAGTTCCTTAGATATTAACTGTCTTGCATTTTTCTGGTGAACCCATTGGTGCTGTACAAGCCCAGAAGTCTTTGCCTGTACGTGGTCCTTGTTTTGCTGTGCGTCGAACCATTGGTCCGTGTGCACAAGCAGGTGCAGGTGCGTAGCCAGCCACTGGTGGTGGCACTGGTGCAAATGGTACTGGTGTTGGATTCAATGCGCTCAATGCTTGAGCAATTGATTCATTAGTTTGACCTAAGAAGGCTTCCTCTAATGCACCAACAACGTTACCTATTTCCCCTGCTACTGCGTCGTTAACGTTTTGAGAGAACGAAGTCCAATCATCACCACGTACAGTAACGATTGTTCCAAGTTTACTTTTAACGTTGGCAACATATGCTGATTCAGTTGACATTTATTTCTCCAATCGGAAGTGCTTGACTTCCATTCTTCCAATAACAATGTTCCTGATAAGAACACATTTTACAAGTGTCAAAGTTAGGAAGGTAGATATTGTTTTCTCTAGCCTTCTGAAACATTGCCACAAGTTCATCTAGTTTTTGTAGGCTCAACGCCTCTAGTGATATTGGTGGTGTTGTTGTTCCTTGCCTTGCCATCCAGTATGCACCATATGAAGGGCGCACACCTATAGCGCGTTCCATCATTGATGCGTATATGGATAATTGCAAGTCTGATTGTGGTGTTCTCATTCCTGTTTTCAAATCCAGGATTACAAGTTCACCATCTGGTGTAACAAATACTCTGTCAACAGCACCTAACATATAGACACCACCGACTACAATTTCAAGTTTCAATTCAATAGCAGGTTTACCTTGAGGTGTTGTCCAGATTTTCCAACCTGAACCTTCACGCCATTGAACCCAAGACTCAACAAACTTTAAACCATTCTCGTACCACCACTTAGCGTTCTCACCATCAGGGTTAGCCTTAGTTGTGCGTACTGATTGACGTAAAGTTTCCAGTTGAAAATCTTCACCGTGTACTTGTCTGATGTTGCTGACTTCTTCAGCCCAAGCATCATCCCAAAGTTTATTTATTTCCAAAATAGTTGGTCGCCTTCTTTAATTGGAAGAAAACCTATTACCTTAGTTGTCTTATCAACATTCTCAAACTCTGTTGTAACAGGCAGGTTATCTTTCTCTGACCAAACTATATCAAACTTGTCCAAATTGAATGACCAAACACCTTCAGGTGTTGAGTTAATGTATAAAGGAATCATTCCTTTTAATCTTGCTTCACCAACAAGGCGAGCATACTTTGATTTCTCAATCAACAAAGTATTGTAATGTGTGTGCCTACATTTTAATTCAATAAAGGCATTAAGTATTACTGATGTGCAATCAAAAGTTGAATACTCGTTCTCTGCTTTCTTTAAGTCAGGTATTAACTCTGATAACCCATCAAATAGTTCTTGTTCGTTCATTGTTCTGACTCCCATTTCTGTAAATCATAGTTCTCTGTTGCAAGGTGAACAGCACTACCACCAAGCGACCACACAGCAGGTTGTTCCTCAACCTTTTGAATACGAGAGAGGTAGTACTGATATCCACACGCTAACCAAGTAGTTAAACTTGAATAAGAAACGTGGTCTGGGACTTCGTAGCCGTTAACCTTTAACATAATTCCTCCAAGAATTAGATGAGGTAACAGGCGAGAACGGAGGAGAAACCCAACCTGTTACCTCTTTGAAGTACGCTGGGTGAAAGAGGTCAGCAAACCCCAGCGACTTATTCATAGTAGCATAGACACCGACGACACCATCATAAGACACAGGGTGTGTCGTTACAGACAAGAAAACAAATAGGTTGTTATACTTGAAAAAGATAACAACAACTAACGCAGACTCATCAAAGAGTCTGCTTATATGTAATAACAAATAACAAATAATCTGGAGGTCAGATGTTAGAGTTATTGTTTGCTTCACCAGTTCAACCTGAGGTTCCTCGTTGGTCAGATGATGTATCTCGTTCATATGTGCGTAGTGCAGCAAGGAATGAAGGTTGGTCTGAGCGTCAATGGAATTGTTTAGATGAACTAATTTTTCGTGAGTCAAGTTGGAACCCTCGTGCAGATAATCCAAGGTCATCAGCATATGGTTTGTTCCAAGTCTTGAAAACTGAACACGGAACAAAAGTTCCTGAACAGGTTGATGCAGGGTTTGATTACATTAAACACAGGTACGATAACCCTTGTTCAGCGTTATCGTTTCATAACCGTAAAGGTTGGTATTAGTAAGTCTCTGATTGTTCGTTATCAGGGTGGTCAGTTGGGCAAGGTGCTGTAAGTTGAGCACCACACGCATAACATTCAGCGTCGTCAAGACCCCATACTTCAATCTCATAAGTGTTGGGGTCAAAGACGGCAGATATGCGTAGCCAATAGCAACCACATTCAGGGCAGGCAGCCGTTGGTATGCCACGCCAATCCAATTATTATTCCTTGTCATCATCAAAGATTATATCTACTACAGGTTCAAGCATCTGTGCCATAGCGATAGCGATGCTACCTATCATAGCAACAAACATAACTCTGTCGTGTTTAGACCCTATCATTTCTTCCCATAATCCATCATCTTCTATGAGAACAGATACCTTAGTTGTTAGGTTATCTATTAGGTCTGACATTTGAAATGCTTTCTCGTGGTCATTACTAAAGACTTCATTGACCATCTTTGCGATATCATCTTTATCTTTACTCATTGTGTATCATCTCCTTATGTGTGTAGAAATCAGCAGAGGTAAGTAATTGTTCTCTTACAATACCCCTGCTACTTGCTATCCTTGCTCGTTCTGCTGTGCTTTTACCACCCCATATGCCTTTGACTTCAACGCGTAAACCATACTCCAAACAAGGGGCTATGTGTTCACACTTTTTACATATTGACTTGGCATATATTGCTTCCTGTTGTTGATTCTTTTCAGGGAAGAATAGGTCTTGACCTATCTCCCTGCATAAAGGGTTTTCAAAATCAGGAACGGATGTGTTCACTTAGTTAGTTGCCTCTCACATTCAATAACAACTTCTTTTACCTCGTCGTTAAGAGTGTTTAGTATTTTCCAGACACTCCATATATCAAAGCCTGCACCTAGTGCATCAAAGATTTGATTGTATGTTTCATTCTCTATCATATCGTTGACCTCATTTACCAAGTATCTTAACTTGATATTAAGTCTCAAGTATTCAGAGTAATGTTCTGTGTTTATCTTTGGGTAATCATTAGTTGCTTCGTCTATCATCTGCTCACCTCCATCATTGTATTCATACAGATATTGTATGCGTCAACATTGCTTTCAGCAGAGTATATCTTTGTCATAAAGGCATCAACATCTCCATTGTTTCTCTTTAGTTCACGTATGACTTGTGCTATTGCCATTCGTGGGTCAATGTTTTCGTCTATCATTTGTTTCCTCCTTGTTAGTTCTACTGTCTAGTACGTCCTAGACAGTTAGAATGTTGACTCTTCCCATATATCTTTTCTGCTTGCTGCACTACCTTGATAGCACAAGCAAGAGTCTGTGTGTACGTAACATTCAATACAGAAATCACAGGTCTCACACACACCTGTAATCATTGCCATCTCTGTGAATGTATCGCCACACTCATAACACAAAGTCAAGTCAAGTGCTGAGTCTAAGTCATCCTCATCATAGACGGATGCTACTGATGTCCCATCACCATCTGACTTTGTTTTCCTACTTGGTAACCAAGACCACCGAGTATAGTCATACCTGTAGGAACCATTAGACCACCACAGTCCCTTCTCCCAGTCACCTAGTTGTTCGTTCACCATATACAATTCATAATCTAACTTGGGACTAGCGTTCAGGATAGCAATCTTGCTCCCACCTGCCCACTTTTCCAACTCGTCAAAGAATGTCTCATCATCTAGCGATTCGATACCAGACTTAGGTAGTAACTCATCGGCAAAGATTTTAGTATCGGAACGATTGTCACCCTTTGGTATATCAACAGGGAGTATGCCGTTGTGACCAAGAATAATCTTGTCACTACCACCTACCCTGAACGGATGACAGTTGTTCTTGTTGATACCTCCGTGAGTTGCAAGTCTTGCGTGAAACATTGCATACCCATCTGGATATCTATCTCTTACATTAAGAAATCTTCTGATTACATTGTCATAATCTAGACCTCTACCTGTAAGTATTGAGTCACCTGTGTGAACAGCGTAACCAAAACCATCTGGGTTATTGGAACACGCACACCTCAGTTGCTCATATGTTGGTGCTTGATTTGGTTCTGCTATGTGCAATAAACACATATCTATACCTCTTTCTCAACCATTAGGTTGTGTATGTGTTTATATTTATCTTGATTCTCCTCAACAAAGATACGATAAGTATCCCAAGTCAGGGCACCAACAGTAATATCAGGGATAGTTACATCCCTTGTATACTCCACGATGGATGCCACGAATTGTATGTCAGCAAGGACACGCTCAGGTTTGAGTGAACCCTTGAACATACGGATTTCTACTGTCTCACTATTGCAAAGATTGACAGCAGTATATCGGTCAGGATTGTAGTCCTTACCTAATATAACTTTGCCTGCCTTCTCCTTCTGACCATCAAATGTAGACCATTGGAGAGACGAGCGACCAGCAATAGCAACACATTGTCTTTCACTTGTGTTGATTAGATAGGCAAACCTCCACAGGTGAGACCTATCTTTGAAACCCTTACGAGATAGATGGATATGAATACCACAAGTCTTAGTATCCCAAGACCTGAAACCCATACCTGCTAACTTGCTAAGGATTGTCCAGTCAATTGAGACAGCAAACTCATATGACATTGGATGTGTGACTATCTCGAATCCTTCTTCGAGTGAGCCATCTGATTTGAAGTATGCAACAGGGCCAAAGTGCTCGCTCAATTTGCTGAGAGCGCTGCGTATGCTGTTGCCTCGACTTTCTACTTCTATCTCAAGACCATAAAACATTTCGTTAGAAAGTTTTAAGGACCTGAGGTCGTATCGTGAGTATGCTTCTTGTGAATTAGGTTGCATAAAGAAATCAGGTTCAGGTTTCCAACTGTAATTATCTAGAAACTCTGAGCCATTACACCTACGGCAAGGGTCCTCATAGTACTCATCACAACTCTCGCAGTAATGTGCATCCGATACACAATTACCACACCAAACATTGCCACTAACACCATTGCTATCATTATTATGTGTTAAGTCACCACATCTATCGCAATGGAAATAGTTATCTAAGCAACTGTCACAGTAAGAATTGTTAGCCCTCCACCCACCATCAGGTAGGTAAGATTCATTACAATCATCACAGAACGCTGCGCAACTATCACAGTAGTAATCGCCATCAATTTCTACTGCATCAGAACTATCTATATCCTCCATACAATCGGATACAATTTCTGTGCAACGATTACCATTACAAATAACTGGTGTGCTTGGTGCTTCTGGTTCATCCACTAAGTTCATACTTCACCTCCTTTATATTGCTAATTGTCTAGTAAGTACTAGACACCAACTACTGACCTAGTAATTGGCACATACCATTATTATCCCACACCTCAGGTGTTGAGTCAATAATGATATGGGTCATCCACTATGATTTAGTTACACCATATCTTTATTGGATATAGTTACACCATATCTTTTCTTGATTTGTGCATCGAGAAAAGCATAGGCTTCATCATCCATCTGACGACATATCTTTATTGCCTCCATTATCAAAGCGCAAGCGTCAGCCTTCATCCAACCCTTGCGAGACTTAACATTGTCAAGGACATTCACAATGAATAAACCTGCAATGCTACGATAACCATCATCAGTTATCTCTATTCCCACTATCTCCTTGTTCATCTTCCACCTCCCTATTATCCTCAGTAGTTACCCAAGCAGCCATATCCCAAGTAGGTGAGTACATAGGGTCAAGCATCAAATCAACAGTTTCAATATCTATATCTAACTTTCTATTAGACACGACACTTTCCTGCATTAGTGCACCGAGATGCTCGCGTGACATCAAACGCTCAGCGATTAACTTGTTCATCTCATCCTCGTACTGGTCATAATGTTTATTGCTACACATACTGCACCTCCTCTTTTAGTATCGCAATACCCAAACAATAATCCTCATTACACATACGCAACAAGCAAGGATTATCACAAGCATCATCACAATCTTTATCATCTAGGTGGTCGTAGCGTATAAAGGTTGAGCCACAATCACCACAGATATAATCTTTATGCTCATACAATTCCATACTTATCCCTTCTGTCTAGTAGGTACTAGACGACAGGCATATATCCAACCTGCCATCCAATAGTTGTTATCCAGCATATGCCAAGGATGACGCACATCACACCTTTCACATAGAAAAGTTTCCTCACCCATCAGTACATCCTGCTAACCTCATCAGCAATGGTCACTAATGCAACAAACAACAGCGACCACGCAAACCAACGCCAATTATTTCTAATCACAGAGCCTCCTCCAGTATCATCATCTGTTTGGCATAGCACTTAGCACACCAAGTGTTGTCATCCCTATCTAACTTGGCGTTCTCAGGGTACATATACTTACTGCACCCATTACATTGCACATCACACTCGAAGCAATCATTGTCATAGAGTCTTGACCCACAACTATTACAATGACCACGAGAGAACGCGTCACCCTCAGGATACATCAGGCACCATCCTGTCTAGGTGTACTAGACAACAACAGGTAATACTCATACCAATTAGTCGGCATAACATTACGAGTTGTCACAGGAAAGAACCTGCGTTCCTTGCGTTGTCTGAACTTGCTACCATTACTAACTATCACGAAGCGACCTGCCCCACGATAGACCTTGCTTGTTGGTATCGGCATTGCTATCTCCTCCTTGAACTAACTTGCTAACACAAGTTTACTACACAACAGACCTTGAGTCAAATATCTCAGAGCGTACATCAGAACCAACATCAGAACCAACATAGACCAGAGACAACATACTGACCGATTGTCTAGGCGTACTAGACAAATAAAATAAAATAGAACTAGCCCTCACCTTTCGGTGAGGGTAGTCCTTGCGTGATTACTTACTTGCTCAACTTGTCATACGCAATCTTGAGGGATAGCGCAATCTTGTCGAGTTCTGCCTTTGTGAACTTGCCTGTCTCGATTGCGTTTGCAATCTTGTCGGCTTTTGAGTCTTTTGGCAATGTATTAGCCTTGCGTCTGTTTTTCTTGGCTAATACTGCTGGGTGAGACTTGGTGCTTACTGCCTTGAGTTGTGAAACTTTGTTCACTTTGTTTAACTCGGTAATTCCCATCCCATTATCAAGATTGAACTTGATATCGGCAATGCTAATACCCTCGGCATCCACCTTGTCAGACCCCACTCGTTCGAGCATCTTGCCTATTGCAAGATATCGATTGATTGTGTCCTTGTTCACGATTGCCTTGCCCTCGCTTTGGTTCGCTGGGTGTTCGACAATCTCGCGAATAGTCATCCCTTGCTTAGTTGCTTGCATAATTGCTAAGCAAGCATCGGCAATAGGTGTCTTAGATGCGTTTACGGCATCTACGATTGCGCGTTCTGAATAGTGCGCTTTGACTACTAAGGTCACAACTTGTTCGAGTGTGACTTGTTCTACTTGTTCGATAGTGCTTGTCATATTGACCTAGTTTCTAGTTCTATATTGCAAGCATCTCGCCTTGAGATGCCCCTCAAATCGTCTAGGAGTACTAGACAACTTGAGGCACACCTCAAGTAAGTAATCACGCTATGGAGTTATCTTTCATTTTGTCTTGGTTCTCGGAGAGAGAGTGCGAGGCCTGTCGGCCCTTGCTTAACCTCTAACGGAGTGACACTAACAACATTACACGATGCCCCCCCATAGGTCAAATACCCCCTCAATTCCCTCACAAAACCTCGTGTCTAGGCCGTACTAGACAACCTCAGGAGATAGTTGACCCACAAACAACCTATGAGGCCAAAAACCCCAACCGAGGGTATTAAATCCCCAAAACCCTAGGACGCAACAGTCCCTTTTTTAACTTTTTTGGGTTATTTGCCTGCAACTGTGTAACCTTCTGACCTGCGGTTTTGTGGTTTGTAAAAGTTTTTTTGTTTTGTTGCGTTACCAAATGGTATGGTAACGGATTAGTATATATGTAAGGGTTTTTTTTTCAGCCTGGTATTGAAGGCTGTAGGGTAGTTTATAGCAGACTCTTTGGAGAGTCTGCTTTATTATATATATAATTATGATGGGATTTTTATGGCTGCTAAGGCTGGAGATTTTCATCACGGTAAGGCTGCGTCGATGCAGAAGAGACAGGATTATCTTGTTTCTATTGGTCAGGGTATGACTAATGCTGATGCGTCTAAGGTGGCTGGGGTTTCTCCTGATACTGTGAAGTATTGGGTTAAGTCTGATAAGCAGTTTAGGGAAGATTTGGATAACGCTC